TGCATCGTTGGCATAAGAAAATGAATTTAATCTTTCCTCTAACGAATAGGTGTTAATAATGTCGTTGTAATCAACACCGTCTTCACTTACTTGCCATTTTTCAGTTGTTTCATTCCAACGAAGAATAACATTTGGAAGCAATCCGCGTTCAACTTCAATTCCAGCATTTAATGATGGAGATGCGCTTACGTTTGAATTCAAGACAATGAAATTATCTTCAACAGAAAGATTTTCTGTATTTAAAGTGGTCGTTGTTCCGTTCACCGTAAGATTTCCGCCTACAGTCACATCTCCAGTAGTTTCAACTTTTGCAAATTGAACAGATGCGGTTGTTGCAACATCCTGGCCAATAGAAATTGTTGGCGTTGAACCTTCACCAGTGTTATTTGTGATTGTTAGACCAGTTCCCTCAACAAGTGACTGGACATAATCTCCTACTGTGTCGGTAGAAAGGTTTACGGCGTCATTGACCCATACAGAGCCAGAGCCATTCCAGCGCAGGAAGTCACCATTTGCAACATCGGTAATTGTTACGTCATTAAGGTTATTTAATTTTGTATTTTCGTATACAAAATAAGGGGTGTCGTTCCAGTGCGCGCCAGTACCAATTTTTAGTTTACTTGTATCTGTTTCATAGCCGAGTTCACCAGAAAGAAGTTCAGGGTTGACGGAATACCAGTTAGCCGCTGTATCTCTGCGAATTTGAATTCTTGATGACATTATGCCGCTGCTCCTCCGTCAATATTGCTATCTGGATTATCGTAAACTGTTGCTGCTGCGCCACCATCTATGAAGCCAAAGCCCCCAGATGACGCATTTTGGTTGACCCATGCACTTCCGTTATATGTTAGCACTTGCCCAGAAACAGCGGTGGAGGTGGATACGTCACCAATGTCATCAAGGAAGTTAATACTTGGTATTGAAGCAGGAACCCATGCCGAACCGTCCCATTTAAGAAATTCTCCAGTTGCAGGTGCGGATGCTGAAACATCTGTAAGGTCATCTAGGTAGATGGTCCCTGCAACAAGAACCCACTTCTCTCCGTCAAATGACCATGTATTTGAACCTACTGTCCAGAGGTCATTCGTTGATGGTGAATCTGGGAAATTAATAGCCATTATGCAGCCTCATAACTTCCTGAGATGGTGATATTGTCAGCATCTCCCCAAATAAATGGACCGCCATTTCCAACGCTTGCCCATGTTGTGACTGATGCACTGGTGCCAGGAATAATCACCGCAAAACTTGATGTTGAGCCAGTGTAATTACCGTTTCCAATTCCTCCGTACCATGCATTTCCATTATCAAGGATTGCCGCTGAGAACGTAAAATTAGTGTCATAGGAAGTTGCTGGAAGACTGAAATTCCAGTGACCAGTACCTGCTGCTGTTGTTGAACCAAAGACAAACTTCAACTTGAAGAATACTGTTTTGCCAATCTGCTTATAGCGACCAGTGAGTGTTCCATTATTCAGCGCAAAACCACCACCATCAGCAGTAATTGTTGGGCTATATGCAGTCCATGCAGTTGACTCAATTGAAACAGTAGCAGTGGAGCCTTCTCCTGGAGTATGCGAAACAGCAATTCCTGTTCCAGCAGAAACATTGGACACATAATTTCCAGTTGTATCAGTTCCAAGTGCTACAGAATTTGGTTGTATTGTTGTTGAAATTGATGCATCAGATGAGCCATTGAAGGATACAGAGCCAGATACATCTCCAGTTAATTGAATTGTTCTTGCAGTTTGAAGAGCGCTTGAGGTTGAGGCATTGCCAATAAGAGGAGCAGTCACGGAAGCAAATTGCACAGATGAGGATGTTCCGACTGCTTGTCCAATTGCAATAGTCGGGCTTGAGCCTTCTCCTGGAGTGTGAGTTACGGTAACGCCAGTCCCAGCAGTTACATCGTTAACATAGTTTCCAGTTGTGTCTGTCCCAAGCGCTACAGAGTTTGGCTGGATTATTGCAGTAATGCTTGCATCTGAAGAACCATTGAATGAAACAGAACCAGAAACATCACCAGTCAGCGAGATGGTCCTTGGTGTTTGCAATGTTGAAGCAGTTGAGGCATTTCCAATAAGTGGTGCTGTAACAGCAGCAAACTGAACTGAAGATGAAGTCCCTACTGCTTGTCCGATTGAAATTGTTGGAGATGCGCTTTCTCCAGAGTTATTGGTTAGTGATATTCCAGTCCCAGCGACTAATGATGATACATAATCGCCAGTAGTGTCAGTTCCAAGCGCAATACTATTTGGCTGGAGTGTTGTTGAAATTGAAACATTTTCAGAACCATCAAAATAAACAGAACCGACTACATCACCAGTTAAAGATATATTTCTTGCGCTCTGCAATTTTGTTGCAACAGTTGCAGTTCCTGCGTTTCCAGTAATATTCTCTGCTACTACTGCTCCGCCGCTACTACCAATTTCAACCCAAAATAAGTCGTAGTAAACAAATGTCTTTCCAGTATCGGATTCAAACCATAGGTCTCCCTGCTGTGCCGTAACTGGCATTGTGTCAGAGACTGTTAGAGAAGCATTTCCACCACCACCGCCACCGCCAGTTACCTGTTGCCAAGTGTCATTTGAACGGAAGTAAAAAGTATTGTTTGTGGTGTCTACTGCCAATCCGCCATTTGGGACATTGTACGCTGGCACACCATTTGAGGTGATTGTTACAAGTCCACCAGTTGCCTTGAAAAGGTCGTCTGTAGTAAGGACATTTTCTGAATCTCGGTAGAGGTTTACATCTCCAGTTGCAGAACCGTTACCCCAAGTAATTCGCCCACCAGCATCAATACGGATTCTTGGAGCAGAGTCTGAATGCACACGAGCGGTTAGTGCTTCGTCCGATGGACTACTAAAGTCAACCCCGCGTAGGGGATTTCCTACAAACCTTGTCATGTGAATTCAGCCTCAACCGTCTTCTTTGTTATAAATGCTCCGCAGAGCATTATTTTTTATTTAAGTCTAGTACCAGTCATCCCAGCCAGTGATAACAACCGTGTATGCGCCGTTATCTGGGGCTACCGAGAATGAGATGTTCACCTTATCAACCGTTGGACGGGTAACATCTGCGATAACAGTATCATACGTTGCCACATCGTAAACTTGAACAATTACATGACGGGTTCCAAAGTTATGGTACACATCAAATGATACGTCATCGTTATTTCCAATTGTCTGGTGAACAATTCTTGCAAGAACTGGATTACTGGTGGTACGACCACTGGCATTGCCTTGTGCGAGTTCGTAGCGTGCTCCGTCTGCGCTTGTTGAACTAGTACCACCATTTTCAATAGCAAGAGTTCCAGTGATTCCATTTCCTACAGAAGCAGTTAGGTCTACTGCATCTACGCTCAATACGCCATTCGTGTAAGTAAGACCATCACCTGCGATTCCAGAAGAAATCTTCAGTCCGTCACCGTCAGTTGTAAGACCATCAATGGAGTGATTAATCTTGATAGCAAGTTCATCTGAAACTACTTCAAGACCACCAGTTGTGCTTGTCTTTACATCAACAACGCCATCTGTGAATCCAAGACCAGAACCAGCAATATCTGATGTAAGTGCAAGACCATTTGCTGTTGTTGTCAATCCATCAACTGCTGGGTCAATCTTAATTGCAAGATTGTCAGAACCATTTACTTCAATGCCGCCAGTTGCCTCAGTATTTACACTGAGTACACCAACAGAAGCGCTTAATCCAGCACCAGCGGCGCCAGATGCGATGCGAAGCGCATCATCATAAACTTCAATGCTGGTTCCATCAACATTTACATTGAGTACGTCTCCGTCCTTGCTGAGTGCATCACCAGCAAGAAGGTTTCCAGCAACTGAGAACAGCGAGAACTCAAGTCCAGTTACCCCGAGATTAATTGGTCCGTCAGTAATAAGAACCCAACCAGAGTCATGGTTTACATCACCCATTGATACGAAGCAGAACATTCCTGCGCTGACTTCAGCATTGGTGTCAGCATCTGGAGCACGAACTACTGAACCATCAGATTGAACCTCGTAGATTCCGTTTTCAGAAGCAGTATCTTGGTTTTTGACAAGAACACGGTCGCCAGTAGCAATTTGATGACCATCAATGTATTCTCCAGGGAATAGGTCGGTGCTTAGTGTGATTGCACCTACTGTTGCAACATGAACTGACTGCTTAACATCAAGACCAGAACGAGCAGAGTCAACATATGACTTATTTGCTGCGTCAAGTGGGTCGTTAGGTGTAGCAACTTGGAAACGACCGTTTACATCGCGAATAACAAGAGTGCTGTGACTATCTGCAGCAGTTGCAGCATCAAGTTTTGACTTATCCTCTGCGGACATAATTCCGTCAGATTCAGAAGTTGCCTTATTGGCAGTAATTGTAACAACGCCGTTTGATTCGCTAAGTGTCAGTGCATCGCTGGTATCAGATTCTGCCATCTGAACACCAGTGAGCATTTTACGCCAGCCACCAAGGGTGTCATCGTAAACCTTAATCGTACCTTCAGTGCTATTGAAGATGAGGCGACCGTCAAAATTACCAGTGTTTGGGTCACTGGCAAGGACCTCAAACGTACCGTTAATCAGTTGGTTCTGATTAAGATTTAAATTTGTTACAAACCTCATTACGACCTCCAAGGCGGGCTAAATACCTACCAAAGAATACGCTCTTTTTACCCCAAAGTGTGCGAGGCACTGCTAGGAAAGATAGGCTTTACCAGAAAATGGACTTGTAAATGACACCATGGCAGTATTTAGGCTGTCGTAGGTGACCTCGCCCATGACATGAGTTCCACTGCTGTCAACAATAGTGACAGATGGGTACATCTTTAGGTTGTGGGTTATGTTCCAGGTCGTTGCTGGAGACGGCTGATTATGGACATACCTTGAAAGTTCTCTAACCTGCTCAATTGCTGTCTGGATTGTTGTTGCAGTTATTTCTTCTGTTGGTATGAATGTTGCTGCTCCGCCAAGATGGGTGTCAACATATTCTTTTGTTGCGTAATTATATGTAGTTACTGGTTGCTGATTTGGGATTACGTCAGCAAGGTCAAATACCCCATCTGGGGCTTCTTTGTCAATAGAAATAAAGTATTTATTCCAACCAGTTTCATTTAGCCGTTCGTTTACCTCATATGTAACACCTTGCGGAACTATCCCAGTGTCATTGGTTGCAAACAAAGAAACACTAAATGAGCCATACTCATTAAGCCCAACTTTTGTTTCCTGAGTTGTGACAATAGCGTTTGTCTCTGGGTCACGCATTTCAGCAGTTGGCTGGAATGTAATAGAGCCACTTGCTGGTAAACCACCAGGCAGCAGATATGTGCCAGTTACAAGAATAGGTGTGAATGCCATAGTTATGCCTTTGTATAAACTTCTAGGGAGATTGCATGATGGATTAAGTTATCTTGTGATGATACCAGACGCTGTATATCGGTTACGCGAATTTGATAAATGTAATTTGATGCGTCTACTTTTTTAACGCCATCAAGGGCAGCGACAACAAGATTCCCTAACTCAAAGTTTTCTTGCGTTTTATCTTGCCAAATATCAATCTGCACTTCTCGTAAACGGCCTTTAACAATTCCATCACCAGTCAATTGCGGCATATTGCGTAATTCGTCCCAATATGTAATATATGGTTTTTCTGCATTTGGAGGACCAAAGTCACGATAGATAGCAGTAATACCAGGCAAGTTAGCATCAACTAAAAGTTGACGAATTGCACCACCGACGGACAGGGTACTCATTTATAACCTCACCGTAATTTTCGTAGCAGAACTTTGTCTTAATTTTCTTGTTACTGCTCCAATGAAATGAAGGGCGACAACATACCGCGCTTTAGATGCAACATATTTTCTTGCAGGGCGGAGAAATGGACGCGGCTGCATTTTTGGAGTTCCAAACTCTAGATAATGAGCAATTTGCCCCTGTACTCCAAATTCTGCAACTGCTGGATTAGAGCCCTTTGACGAGACGTGGCGGTGGTAGATATTGATATCTAACGGGTTCCCTGGTGCTGATGCAGGTGGTTCTCCTGGGTGGCTTGAAGTGCGAGGATTTCCATACGAGTCAACATATGGTCTATATGTTCCAATATGGTCAATACTGCGGTGCAGTTCGTTATCTCCATATTCAGCAAGTTCTCCAGCCGCAGCAGTCATTGATTTTACTCCAGCACGAATTGCATCCTGAATACGTTTATCAAGTTGCTTAATCGCTGCGTCTAAACTTCCATTACTCATTGAAAAGTGTCCTTCTTACGTCAAGGCGCAAATGCGTCTTAGTGAATGTCAAGCCTTCAATAACATATACACCATCAACTGCATAGTTGTATCCTTCAAGAACGATTAAATCGTTGTTATTAACTATTGCAGTAACTGGAAGTCTTATAACTAGCAATCTTCGTTCGCCGTATTTACCAACTTCGTTTGGCTGTGCTTCTTCAGTAAATTTCTGATGGAAAGAACCACGATAGTGAACATCTGTTACTGTTGGAGTCCATGCACCTTCAGCGTCTACTGTTGCCGCTGATTTTGTGCGGACGATGATATCTTGATACGCCGCTCTCATGGCTTAGTTTATAACTCGTCGCTTGTACCTCTGCAGACTCTTCATTTCTGCATCGGTGAATCCTCCAGCGCCTGCATGTTCAAAGAAATATTCAGTTCCTTCAACTTTTAATCTTTCAAGACCTTGAGCGTCAATCAAAACTTTGCTCATTTCACGAGCAGATGCAAACAAAACAACTCGCTCTAGTGCTGCACTGTCAACATCAAGCATTCCAGCGTTATATGTAACAAGAGCGATATATCCCATTCCAGAAACATATAAGTTATCAATCCCCCATGGGTAGATGTCATAGTCTGGAAGGTTCTGGGCAACCATCTGATTTTCCATGCCGATACTGAAAGCAATTATTGAACGTACTGGGGCCTTGCGCAAAAAGATTTGACGCTGGCCAGGCTGAAGAATATGACGTTCTTCGGTCACGCGGATTGGTTGAATCGGCCTATTAAGCATCGCAGCAAGTTCAGACTCAAGAGCGTTAATTATGGTTGCGGCAGCCTGTGCCTCACCTTCTGAAAAAGTACGATTCATAAATCGCTCAAGGTCGGTGTAGTTCAGAATTGCCATAAAAACACATTACACCATTATGTGCAGAGGGTGTTTTAGTCTCTAATTGGAAGAATCCAGAAGATATCCTTGTATCTAAAGGCACATATGGCAAGGTCGTCTTCCTCGCTAAGTTCTAGGATAAATCCATGTTCTTGACCGTTAATCAAAATATCTGGATGAACAACCATTCCACGGCAAGAGTGCATCATTATGTTGTCTTCGTCTAGTGCTTCCCAGCCGTATCTGACTTCTATAACCGCGTCCCGTTTATGCGCTTCTTTTACTAAACCGATAGAAACAATTCGGTTAAAAATAGATTCATAGGGGTAATCAAATTTGTAGTCTTCGTCGTTATACGCGGCTTCATAAAGAGAATTCTTTAAATATAAGAATGGCTCCTCTACCGCCCATGCGCGCGAAAAATCCACTCCTCCGCCGAGGCCAAAGCCATCGTGGCCTGGAATGTCCTGCAATTTATTTTGTTTCTGTTGCGAAAGGGTCATTCACCGTGACTGGCATGACCTTGTACTTCATGGCATCTTCAACTGAGATTCGTTCGCCTTTGCGAACAACCCGTACGCTTTTGCCTTCAACATTTTCAAAAATATCGCGGGGTGCGATTACCACAATTTGTGACATGTGGATATGGTATCACAAAAAATCTGTATTTATCCCATATCTGCGATTAGGTGCACCCTGTCAATTTTGCCATTGTTATGAACGCTGTGGTATTTACCAGTATTATTTATTTCCCATAATTCTCCCTCTGGCATAAATAGCACTTCATTATCAACCACAAAACTGCATTCCTGGTTAGTTATCACTGGAAGATGAATACGTTTATTTTTATTCAAAAATTCACCAGAATCCTTGTGCCTATTTATGCTGTTCCCCGCTGGAAGTTTTACAAGAATTGCGCGTTTTGCGCTCATGGATAGAATTTGTTCAATTTCTGTAATATGACTTTCAAACATTTCAAAATGCTTATGTCCGTCGCTTTTGAATGTTGATTTTCTTGGGTAAATAAGTGGAATTGTGTAGGCATTTTCACTAGCAATTGTTTGCCTTTTATTGAAATATCGCCAATCTTCATTAGTCAATTGATTTACTAAATTTTTGAGTTGGTAAAAATTTGGATACTGTCCAAAATATTTAAAGTTGAAATTTTGGTCCTTCATACATCTCCATAAAGGCAAAAGCCCCGCCCTTCCCTTTCGGGTTGGACGGGGCCTAGCCTACTTACCAGTTGGTTATTACGCCTCTGGTGCGCTGTCAAGCGACACTTCAACGAACGACTCTGGACGCTTAACAGCAAGTGCAAGACGCTCTTCAGCGAGAATTGCTACTGCGTTGCGAACAAAGAAGTCGCTGTGCTGCTCGGACACGCGGATGTTGCCTTCCATGCGGTCATAGAGGGTTGCGCCGATTCCGAACGAACCGAGCAATACTTTGCCCTCAGTGATTGCTGGGGTGCTTACCATTGGCAAGCGCCACAGGCGTGCTTCTGCGCCCATTGCAACCGACATCACCATCAAGTAGTTGTTGATGTCATCTTTTGTGGTTTCAATGAGTTCCATGTCGTTCGGGTGAACAATCATGCCCGATGGCTCGTAGTAGGCCAAGAGTGACTTGGTGATACCACGACGGATTGCGTCAATGCGGGTGTCGCTTGCCAAAGGACCATCTGACCAGTTGTAGGTCTGGATGTCGCCGTTGGAGCGGATACCGAGCAAGTTCTGACCGAGACCGTCACCGTTAAGGATTTGGTCATCTTCGGTGAGGCGCAAGCCGTACATCAGTTCGTTGTCAATTACGCCACGAAGGGTTGGCTCATCGTCCAACACGTTGCGGTGAGCAACTTCGTAGTGAGCAATCGTGCGAACTGGAGCCTGAGCACCAGCAACGGTCATTGCTGACTGTGGCTTAACGCCGAACGCGTTGTTTGCGTCGTTACGTTCTGCAACAGTTGATGCGTTGTTGGTGAAGCCCGTTACACGGAAGAACTCAATCATGTTTGACGAGGTCTGCTGTACTTCAAACAGGTCGCGAACGCGGGTTACGCGCTTTGCACGCTCAATGATTCCTTCACGCTGTGGAGTTACGAAGTTACCAGGAGTGCCTGATGGCAATGCTGTGTAAATGTCCTTCTGACCCCAGTTAGCGAATGAACCCTTAACTGCGAATGGAACCTGCATGGTGTAACCACCACGTCCACCAGCAATTGACTTGAATTCATCTGAATCAACAAATGCCTGACCAAGTGACTTGGCTTGTGGCACAATTAATCCCGATGGGGTCGTTGCTGCTGGTGCTGACATGCCCTCAGCCCATGCGCGGACTTCGGAGATTCCTTCAAGAGCCTCAATCTCGGCGCGGATTTCACGAGCCTTGGTGAGGTTGTTGCGGAATGCTGTTGCATGCTTTGCTTCTACTTGAACATCAGGTCCGCCTTCTTCGCGGTTGGTGTCTGCATGTTCAACGATACGGTCGTTGTCTGCAAGCACTTCACGGAGGGCTGACTTGAGTTCCTTTAAACGGCTGTCATAAGCCATGGTATTTCTACTCCTTCTGAGTAATAGTGGAACTATGGATACAAGGTAAGCACCTCGTATGTATTATTGTGCTTGTTATTTACGACAATGTCAAGCAGGGTCCAATATTATTTATTGGTTTCCTTCTTCGTCTTCATCTATGTCAAATTGGTTAAGGAACTGCTGGAACCCAATTTCGCTAGAAAATACTGGCTCGGCCAAAGTTACACCCTGAAAGGTAATTTTTGGCCCGATTACAATGGGTTTTAGCATTTCAAGCACTTTTTCCATCACCGAAACTGCGATAAACGGCGGAACGGACCCAAGGTCAACATGAATTGGCTCATTAAGGTCATCGTAGGAAACTGAAATGGTAATCATCGGAAAACTGATATCCATCTCGTTTTCTAACGAATTTACATCATCATTCACTTCTTTTTCTTTTCAGCCTTGTACGTTTTCCCCCGATAAAACATAGAGCCGCTATGGATTGGAACTAGTTCAAGATGGAACGGACCATCTCCAGGAACATAGTGGACTACAGCGATTCCTTGCTGCCAGTCCTCTGTGCATGGGATTGGGCGTCCGTCTAAATCTTTTCCGCCTTTCGTGCTGGGCACGACGCCATCCACTCGGGCAAGACAACCTGCCGATGCGGCAAGAATGGTTTTATCTCCATCCCAATCTTGGCGTGTCCGCTCTGCCCATTCACGGCGATGGATATGCCCATAAAGGACTGAAGTTTTTTCTGTTGCCAAGTATTTATGCGCTGTGCTTCCACCAGATGCAACTTTGTGGCCGTGGATAATTCTTAATTTTTTATTTAGCCAATAAGTTGATGCTGGATAACCAGGAAGATACTTAACATTCCACTCATCAAATCTGCACAAATAAGGAAGCGACATTACTGGCCATGATGAAGGTATATTTCCGCGCTTCAAACCAAATGCTGCATTTGCATTATCAAGAATGTAATTTCCAAGTCGTGCTTCGTGATTTCCTTCAAGCCAAACAATTTCTGCAAGAGGTGATGCTGCGCGCAAGCGAGCACAAAGCGTAGTTAGATAATCAATTGTTTTTTGTGTTGTCAATTGATATGCAGGTGTCAAACGATACTTTCCAAATTCAGCAAAATCGGCGTTATCACCATTCATTGCAATAACATCTGGCTTTGTTTCCTTAATAAATTCAATAGCCAAATCAATTGCTAATTCATCGTGAATTGCTACAAAACTTCCATCTACATCTCTAAAATAACCACACTGCATGTCTGGCAAAACAACACAAGTTTTAAACTGTGATTTTTCCTTTTTTACAGTCTGCGTTGCTGGCAATTTAATTGCTGGTCCCTGCTTAATAACAGGCCACTCTGGAGAGTTGCGATTAATTGCTGTTTTCAAATCATTTGAAAGTGACACTAAATATCCCCCATGAAATGGTTGCTTCGCGTATGAAAGTTTGGAACATTTGCATGACGCCAACTATTTACAGCATCGCGACCAATCTTGTAACCGCGATTTTGTAAAACTTTTGAAATTACTCTGCTTGAAATAGTCAAGTCATTCATTGCTTCAACCAATGATTTAGAATCTTGCTTACTCAAGGTAGATAGAAGTTTGTCAACTTTACCAATGACGGTTTGACGTTGAACTCCTGCAATTTCTTTGCCGATATCCACAAGTCCTCCACAGGCGCTATTAACGCCTGTGGATACTATAGCACTTTAATAAGGGCGTGAAATTCCTTAAGTTCGTCAAATGAGATTGCAGTCTTTTCTTCAGCAACTTCTTCAGCGGCAACCTCTGCTACTGGAGCATCTTCAGAAACGACTTCTTCTGCTGCGACTTCTGTGGCTGGAGCCTCTTCTACTGGAGCCTCTTCAGCAACTTCTGCGGCGGCCTCATCACTCTTGACTTCCTCAACGATTTCGGCGGACTTCATTGCTTCGTCTGCCTCTACTGGTACAGATGCACCAACACCGATTGAAGCCTTCAACTGCCAATCCCATTTTTCGTGCATGTCAATGCGCTCTGCAATGAAGTTAGCAATTCCCTGTTCATTTGAAGCATTTGCAACCTCAAAAGCGGCCTTGAACATAGCCAGGACTGCTGCGTTCTTGATAAGCAGGTCTGCAGCAAGTGCCTTTGCATCGGTTGTTGCTGAGTCATCCTTAACTACTGATTCTGCAACCATTTCTCCGAGTGCTTCTGGGAACTCACCCATTTTGCGGATGTTCTCTGCAAGTGGGTCAATCGCGCCATAGACATCTTCGTAGATTTCGGCAAACAGGCCATGGTATTCACTGAAGTCTTGTCCAGTTACATTCCAATGTGCGCGGTGTGCTGCGAAATACAGAACGACCGAGTTTGACATAAGGTCCTCAAGTGCGCTTACAAGTGAAGATTCATCTTCAACTTCCACTTCAGGTACAGCAACTGGCATTACAGCCTTTTCCTCTTCGGTAATTGCTGTAAGTGCTTTGGCAACTTCTTGTGCTACCAATTCTGCAATTGCTTGTGCATCCATGTTCTTTTTTCCTCCGCTCTTAGGCGCTCTTGAAGGCATTATTTCTTCTGTTGGTACATTTTCTGGATTAACTTCTTCTGCATCATCTTCTTGTGATTGTGGAAGTTGTTCTTCCACTTTCAGATGGTCAGCGTATGCAACAATAGTAACATTCGTTGGTTCCCATTCTGTATCACTTTCCTGCCATACACGAACAACGTATGCTGGACGCTCTGTAGTTCCTTCAATCTCAAGACCTTGTGGTTCACCACGAACAGGTCCTTCTGTTGAACTTGCTTGGATGTCGCCGTAGTACGTTCCGTTTGATGTCTCCCACGAAACAATAGCGCCATCACTAAAATCGCCTTCCATTTTTTCGGAGACAACAAATGTGCGAAGTTTTACATCTTCAACTGGAATAAAACAAACATCATTTGTCACATCCATACCTTCAAGTTCCATGCACTTCTGTACATAGACACCTTCGTCTTCTCCTAGTTCAATGACAATACCGATGTTCTCGCCATCGCTATCGGTCCAGGATACTTCCTGTCCAATCAAAGACTTTTCAAATGCGACTTTTTCAGTCTTGCTCATCGGTACTCTCCATAATTGAAAGGGGCTCACTAATGAGACCTTTTTGCATCATAATATTATCAAGGTATTGGTCAGATTTTAGTTCAGGTGGCTTCTTGCCGAAATCTCGGTAGTGATGAGCGAGGTGATTGTAGACGGCCTTGCGGTCTTCGCCGCGAAGTATTGTACCACCGCGTGCTCCGTTGAGTACAGCCATTTCTGCTCCAAGTTCAGACATTGCTGCCGCTCCTGGTCGCCCATCATCGCCAACAAAATGATGAATAAAGGTGTAATGAGTCTTTTTTGTTCCATCAGTATTTGGTAACTGATAGGCAAAAATCTTCTTGTAGTAGTTATAGTCAGATGGTGACGTGACACTCAGAATCGCTTGACGGTCAAGAACAGCCCTATCCGAAACTGGTGTCGTATGTGATGGAATCGGCTTACCTGCTGCCTTTACTTCCATTCCATCGTCTGGCGTAAGAGGAGCGCTGATAATGCCATTTTTAATCATCATAAAGTCAACAAATTCGTCTGACTTCAATTCTGGCACTGGCTTTCCAGCATCTTTATAGTGACCAGCCAAGTGATTGTAAACACCTCGGCGAGCCTCGCCACGAAGAACTGTTCCTGCTCGTCCTCCGTTCAATACTGCCATAGCGCTTGAAATCGCCGACCATGATGCGGCACCTGGAGTCCCGTCGGTATCAACATAGTGATGGATAAAATTATAATGAGTTTTGCGGTCGCCCTTAGTATTTGGATTTTGATAAGCAAAAATCTTGTCATAGTACGAAGGAGTTGCTGGTGACTTCATCCGACTAAACGGAGGCGTCTTGTCCCACGGGCGCGTCATGTTCACTTCTGTATGGTGAACTGGAATCACACGACCGTTTGCACCAGCATCTTTTACTTCTTCAACTTCATCAGATTTGATAATGGCTTTTGGCTCGTTGATTAAAGTCTCTTCAATTACCCACAATTTGCAAAGACCCATTGCTTCAACTTGACCATCAACAAGATGACAACGCTGTCCTCCCTCGTAGAAAACACAGTTTCCGCAATATACGCCTTCCTCAACAAATGGATTTTTGTCTGCTGGAAAATAGTGTGCACCATCAGCCATTGAGGATTGGTTCCATTTACCAAATGCCTCAACAATTGCTTCTGAATTTTTTACCATTGCTTCTTGGCGACCATTAAGAATTACATCTTGTTCGCCCATATCTGATTTAGCACCAGCCTCTGCGGCATAAAGTGCAGACATATGACGGCGAGCATCAGCAAGAGTGTCATGGCAACCACCAGGAACTGGACTGTTCTCGCCTTCTTTCATAACTGCATATCCACTGCAACCACCACCATTGCGCGTTACGCGATATGGTTTGCCTTCTGGGGTGCTTCCGCGACGGCGGCGGCGAACCACCCCAATGCGCTGTGGCGTTCCGAAGCGGGTTGGAGTCCCTTCTGGCATATCGGTATAAATATCTTTGCCACCCTCAACTTTTTCAAGCGTTGAAAACTTATGACCAACACGAACTTCTGTTGGAACAAAATCAACACCTTCTTGGCGATAAATACGGATTAGTGCCGCTGGGTCATCTGGTGTTCCAGTGATTGTGAAACTACTATTTGGAACATTGATTTCTCCGTCACGAACAACCTTTTCAATCTTTCCAAATGCACGACCGCCAGATGCTCTCCAGAATACAAAGTCGCCGACCTTGAAACTACTCGTTGCTGCCTTTACACCATCACGGCGGTTCATTGCATCAACAAGTTTTTGCGACCAACGTCGTCCCTGGTCACCACCCCAAAGTTTCCAAGCAATCAGGCCAGCGCCTGGGTATCCTTCAGCACCTGGCTTGCTATTTGCTGGAGTAGAAAGGTCAACTTCGTGGCGTGGGAAGTAACGAGCAATGTGACGAGCCTTTGACGGGCTCACAGTGTCGTTATTAAGCAAATAGTGAGCGGTATTTTTCCCAACTTCAGTTCCACCACGATTAAACTCGTTTGACCAATCAAGACCGATTTGAGCCTGCTTTTTTACGCCCTCTGGAATTGAGAAGTCAATATCTGAATAGGCTGCCTTTTCATCTTGCATCTCAAGAACTGAGGCTTCCATATCGGACATATCGTCTTTAAGGCTTAAGGTACGGGTGTGTGGGGCTGCTCCAAAGATAACTGGTGAGTATTCGTATAGTTCAAGTGAACTAATATAACGAATTCCAGACTTTTGGTCCATTGTTGATTTTCCTTCTGGAACGGAATAACCAATTGACCACTCTTGCTCACTGCCGAAGAATTGAACATCGTAGAATGCATCTTTTCCGCGGCTCGTATTCAAGTTAAACTGCATTTTTACAAGCAGTGCACCAGCATCTTTTTCAAGCAAATCAATTGGTAGGCGAGTATCTCCAGGGAGAAGTTCTTCTACCTTAAGGGTTTTACCCACTGGGATATTCGTATCGTGCGACCAAACAACCTTTGGATTACGCTTTTTTAGCGTTGTTTTATAAGCACCTGGCTGGATTACGTCATTAACGGAGTCAACAATATTTGTGACTGAAACAATTGCTTCAACGATTCCATCTACCGCATCAATTCCGCGAACCGACGCTACAGGTACTTGTTTATGTTCCATGGTCGCAAATAATAACACACTTTTTCAGTTTATGTGCAAACGTACAGACCTACTGTATGTTTTCGTATAGGTTATGAAAACAAAAGTGTGCAATGGCAATTGAAGTTTGAAGCAGCATCTGCCTCTGTGTCTCCAGGGTGCATTACCGATTTTCCACTAACTTCAAATGTATCATCAATCCCAATTGAGGTTGAGGCCATATCTGCGTGGTCACTTCGTGAACCATCTGTGTTCAGGTGCACCCATGTTTTTTGAGTGTATCCAAGTTGCTTTGCTGCCCACAACAATCCAGCGTTGAATGCTCCGCCAACCTCTGTTCTTGCGATAGTTTTAACGCGCTTTTCAAATACCGAAGAGAACCATTCTTTAAGTTCTGCAACAAATTCAGCGTGTGTCTTGAGGGAGTTATCAAGAATGATTTTCTCAACATTTTTCATTGTTGTCTGGTTAATTACCTTGATTGCATTAATTCTTGGAGAAATAACGTCTCCAGCAGAATCCATATCTAGGGAATCAATCTTTGCTCCAGAAATTTCAATTGCTGCATCAAGGAAGACGGCAGAAATCCATGCTTTTCCATCTTCTGTAATCTGCTTGTCCCAGACATTGATATCAAAGATTTCTGAAGCCTTAATTCCTTCTCCAGATTCCCACTTCTCTTTAACTTTCTTTGACGAAGCCTTTTCAAGAACTACTCGTTCTTGGCGCTTAAACAGTGAGCCGACCTGAAGAGAAATGCTCTTTTCAAGTCTTGTCAATTGATTTACGCGGCGAATTGCAGCATCTTCAATACCCTTTGATTCGTCAATTTCTTGACCAAGTGGCGTCAGTGGCGGAGTGTAAATAGGACGCGGTGTAGGAGGATTTTGACGCTCAATGTAACTTGTTGATGCTGGTGCCATTCCAACTCCAGATGGAACTGCTGCATCTGGTGAATCAGATGGACGCCTTCCAGGACGTTGATTTGGGTTCAACAAACTTCCATCTCCAGATGGTTTATCTGTTGCATCAGTTGTAGCGCTTCCTGGGTTCTTGTTTGTCTGCATTACAACTGGTGACAAGTTTGTCGGAACAAGAAGTTCGTCAATTCCGACTGGCTCACGGTTGGTAAGTAGACGGTATTCATCAATGCTAATTGCGCCTTGCTTTAGTTCTTCAAGATGGAAAGAAGAACGCTCACGGTCATCGCGACTAAGGATTGCAACTGATGATACATCGTAAGAGAAGTATGTAGTTGTATCTGTATCCAACTTATCAAAAGCACGCTCAAGGAGCGTCAAGTGTGGAATCATTGTTTCGCGCCAGAATACTTCTAGTTCGGTATCGGCATTAGCAAATGTTTTATTACCAGCATTACCAATTACAGATTCTGGAACGCCGAAGGCGATAAGAATTTCTTCTTTGTTTTGTGACCTTGCTTCCGTGTACTGCGCATCCCGTTGGTTGGTGGCCGTGTCAATAAACTGAGCAGAATCTGCAGACATAACAGTAAGCCGACCAGCACCGCCAATATTCGTGCCAGTGGTGCCAGTAAACCTGCGCTTGAGTTCTTCACTTTCCTGCTCCTCCAAGTCTCCATTAACTACAAGAATTCCACCAGGGCGACCATCGTTTACAACAAAGTTTCTATTGTATACCTTTGAGTAATAATCA